CGTTTTCATCTCTTGTCCACTGAGGAGTATTCTCCAAAGTGTCCTTACGAAGAGCACCAGTATATTCACCGGTTAAACATTTTCTTGGAACGGCTCCCAAGAACGTTATATCTTCAAAGTCAGATAAAAAGTCTTCTACTTCTCTGTCTTTAAATGCTGACGTATATTTTTGTCCTAATTCTTTCATTGCTTCTGACACTTCCTTTGGTGTAAAATCAATAACAAATTTCTTAGGAGAATAAACATTATCATCACCTAAAACAATCAACTTCATATAAAGAAAGAAAGCTAAATGTGGATATTTCTTGTAAAATATATACATGAAGTATTCATTATTCATAATGCAATTAATTAAAGTAGTCAACCAACATCCAGATTTATTCGAACAATAAACCCATACTAACATATTCAAAATTTGAAAAGGTGCTTTTGTCTCATGTAAATATAAATATCTACATGCATTCTTACTAACGCCAATCACGTCGTGAGCTAAACGATTAAACACATTATATCCTCTACGTTCAGCTTCTTCGTGATAACGCTGATCAAATTCGCCATAATCACCTGCTCCAAATTTATCATTATACTTCTTCAATTCATTATAAATCAATTCCATGTCTTTAGAATATTGGTTCAATCCGACTGCAAAACCAGTCGCTTCAAAACTGTTCATAAAAGCAGCAAATAGTGCTCCAAACTCCATTCGGAACGCCACTAATGCTATCATATCATTACAGAAAGTAGCTCTAGTCTTACAATTTAAAATTTTATCCAATTTTCTCAATTCATCTTTTTGATATTGAATAAATCTATGACCCGTATCATCACCTTCGAAGTTATTCATTTCATCAACTTTAATTAATACTAATTCTCTAAAATACTCAGTATATTTTAACTCTGATCCTTCAAACCAAACGAAGTCTGTCTTACCTCGTTTCTGAGCAATATGGCACAAAGGATAACCTGGGCTGGTTTTACACGTTATACTATTTAAATATTTTGGAATGCCCTTACAAGCTTCTTCAAATGTTAACTTTCTTTTTCCAACTAAATCCCAATTTAAATTTTTCTTATA